AATAAATTTAATGCACCACAATATTGAGTATCTAAACTATGTGCATCTGTAATAATACCATATTGTGTATGTAATATTGCTGATCTATCATACTTTAATTGTGTATCATAATAGCCATTAAAGTTATCTAAGCCTGCAACTTCATAACCTTCCTCAGCTAATTTCTTTGCTAAATGAAACCCAATAAAACCAGCAATACCAGTAATATATATTTTATGCATGAGCCATAAGTAATTCTAATCCTTTCTTCTTCTTTTCCTTTTCTTCCTTTGCAAAATCTTTGACAGCTTTGTCAGTATCTTGTATTCTAGAGATCTTCTCACGAAGTGTATCAAGGAATGACTGGTCGATTGGATTATTCATATCAATGGAAGATACAAACTCTTCAATGTTTGCTTGCTCCATAAATTTAAATTTAATATCAGCTTGTTTCTTTTCTTTAACGATTCTACGTATAAAAGCAAAGTAAGCTATCTGTGTAAAATATGAGAATGCATTAGGCTTACCAGTTCTTGTGCTTGCATCTATTCTATAATTGTATATTGCTTTTAAACAATTCTCAACTCCATCCATGACCATCTCATCTCGATATGTATATCGCACAAAGTTTGGCTTATGAGATAATCCTTCACAGATCTTCATAAAACATATTGCGATATAATCAGGTACAACTGGATTCTTCGTACCAGCTTCTTTTGCTGCATTTGCTTGTGTAACATAATCAACAACTGCATATGAGAAGTCTCTGTTATTTACGTAATGGGGTTTGTCACGAGGTTTAATCTTTTCAGGCATAATATTTCCTATTAGTTCAAATGTATTACCATTATAACACATTTCGCGCAATTGTACATACTTACTTTAAATAATATTTATTTTAGCTAAAGTGTGTACAAAGCGGCTTTTCTATGATATAATAAAAGAGTATCTTTGCGGGGGGATAGTATACAGTTAATGGGTGGTGGAATTTCCTTTCATGATCTTCATTTGTTCTTCAACCATCTCTTTATCAGTTTGGATCTCATCTAATATAATCTTCATATAATGTGCCTTTACATCATCAGTCACATCTGTAGTAACCATAACATTAAAGTCTTCTAAGACATGTAGTTTCTGATTAGAGAATGGTAGCCATGGTGTCATAACATAATGAGAATCTAAATCTTCTACTTGTACCTTCATCGGTTCTTCTATACCAATAAGTGCACCATTAGACTCGTCATCTAAGTCATGAGTGTATGCTATAATTGATTCACCTGAAACTAACTTAAACATTTTAACAGGTAAATCTGATATTTGATCTGGGAAGTTCTTTTCCATGTATGTATTTATAATAATTTCACCTCGTGGATCTTAAATTTAAACCTTTCTTTACTGTATATTTTAACCCTCTCACCACTATGATTTAAGGTATAATTCTTATTTGCTTTCCAATGTAGGTCATCTGCAATGTCATATACCGTGGTATCAAGTGTACTCTTTCTTAATCCCCTACCAATACTTTGCAATACTCGTATCTGACTCTTACTTGGACTTGCAAATATAATATTGTGTAGGTTAACTATATTTATTCCTGTAGAGAATGTGCCATATGAACAGACTAATATAGCATTAGACTCTTGCTCAGTGATTGATCTAATTTCTTCGCGTGTGTCAGCTGGTGTCTTACCACTCACATAGAATACTTTTCTATCCTTATCTGTTTCACTATTGATTAATCTAAACAGCGGTTCACCATGCTTCTCCACATACTGAAATAATACTAATGTATTACCTTTAAGATCTATAGCTAAATTCTTTATAAAGTTATTTCTTTTAGATGATGTAACAATCCAGTCTACCTCATCTTGATATTTCATTTTACTTACTTCTTTACAATGTTCCTCTTTGTGTTTAAGCAATAATATATCAATCTTTATATTGGCAAGATCACCACGATCGATTAGCTCTTTACTTGTTGTGATATTCTTATGTGGTCCAAACAAACCTTCGAGGACAAGCTTATGTGTTTGTGTACCATCTAATGTACCTGTTAAGCCATATCGATAGTTTGCATTCACACATTTAGTTAAGATACTTGTTAATGACTTTGCTTTAAATCCATGAGCCTCATCACCAATAACCATACCAAACTGTTCGAAATATCCTTTTTGCATTTTGTATATAGACTGCCATGTAGACACATAGATCTTTTTAGTCTTATGACCTTTATCTAAACCTGCCATAATCTCATGACATCCGTTTACATCAAAGTTAGGATCATTCTCAGAGTATTTTGCAAAGTCTCCCACCATTTGTTTAACAAGTGATGTAGTAGGAACAATCAATAATACCTTATCTGCAATATGGTCATAGCTCATATCTAAGTAGTATCTCATCATAAGATATATGATATAAGATTTACCTGAAGCTGTAGGACTTACTAACAATCCTCGTTTATTCTCAAGTGCATATTGTACCGCAGATAACTGGTAATCTCTTGGTGCAAATGGTAATATATATTCATCGATAAAAGACATATCAACTTCTTGATGTGCACCAGGAAGGTTAGCCTCTGACTTAATACCATGGGGTAAAATTTTTACTGCTATATTTCTTTCTGCAGCAAATGATTTAATATATTTGTATAGACCAGAATATATAGATTGGTCTCTTAGATTGAGTAGTCTTACTTTACCATCCCACATTTTATTTCTAAATTGTGGCATGAATTTATAACCAGGAACAAAGAATGTAAAATACTCTGCTAGTTCTTGTATGATTCCTTTATCTTCACAATCAACATAAAGAAAGGCTGCATCTTTAGTCTGTAGTGTTATTTCTTCCATGTGCTAAGTGTATGGCAAATTCCATAGCAGTCATTCCATCAGGATAGACTACATCTAAAGGTTTTGATTTGAGTAATGCTTCAGTCTCTTTTATAAGCTTTTCGAACTTAGACTTTTCAGCACAAGGCTTTAAGTCTTTATTCATATTGTTATAATGTACGAGTAATAACTCAAGCGTCTTGCGGCTAAACTCCTGCTTCAAAGGATCTCCATTTAATTATGTTACCAATATTCTGATGTCTCCATCGTATTGTACTCATGATTTCTTCTAATGTTTCAATAAGAACCTTATCATATTCAAGTGCTGCTTGAGCTTTTTGGATATCAAGATCTGCATCATAATAATAGTTCATGTCACCTTTCAGTGGTTTATTCAGACCACCGAAAGGATCGTATTCCCATTTGAATGCATCTATCTGATCTTTAGATAGTTTACCATTATAGTATAACCATTTATCTTTTAACAATGTTTTATAATCAAGATCTTTTTTCTTTCTACGCATCTTAGATATAGTAATTAACTCTAAGTACTTACTATGTACGCGTGCCATCCTGACAGTAGTGTCATCTAATTTCAAATCATCTATTATGGAATCTTCCTTCCACATCTCTAATACTTGTTCAATATTCATAATAATCTAGTTATATCTATAATAGTTATATTATATCATAGTTTTGCTCATTTGTACACAGTATCTATAATAACTTTTGTGATGTCATATGGGTTAGCATTACTTGCAGGTCTTCTATCTTCTAAGTAACCTGAGGTATAACCAGACTCAATTGTCTCAAGAGGTATTCTCACACTAGCTCCTCTATTGCCTTCACCATATGTAAACTGATCAATAGAAGCAGTCTCATGTTTACCTGTCAATCTCTCTTCATTATGTTTACCATAAACAGCTATATGTTCTGCATGTCTGTCATGCATCTTACTGAGTATATCTGTAAATGTACCTAACCTTGCACCATTCCTCATCTCATCTGTAGAGAAGTTTGTATGCATTCCACTACCATTCCAATCACCCTTACGAGGTTTAGGTTGGATATTAATATCATAACCATGTTCTTCTGCAACTCTCTCTAATATATATCTACTCATCCAAAGATCATCTCCAGCATTCTTTGCACCTTTACTAAACACTTGATATTCCCATTGACCTAAGGCAACTTCAGCATTTGTTCCAGTAATATTAATCTCTGCATTAATACATTTAATCATATGATCAGATACCACCTTACGACCAGCAACTTTACTTGCACCTACTCCACAGTAATAAGGTCCCTGTGGTCCAGGCTCTCCATCCTGCCATCCAAGTGGTCTATTACCACCATTCATTATAAAGTACTCTTGCTCAAAACCAAACCAATAGTCATCAGAATCTTCAAACTTTATTGCAGATCTCTTTTCTGTTTCACACATAACAAGCCATCCATTGAAATGGAATGGGTTAGGATAGATTTTAACGGGGGTAAGTATGCAATCTGAGTGATCGCCTGTGGCTTGGCCGGTAGACGAACCGTCATATGACCATTTTGGAACTAAGCTTAGTTCTTGTATATCTCCTTCAGCAATTTTTATTTTACTACGTAATTGCTCTTCGGCATCTAGCCATACGTATTCTAGTAATGTCTTCATTGTGTATTCCTTTTAAAATTAAAAAGGACTTCGTTGTCATTGTGGGAGCTTCGTTGCCCTATTTATTTATACGAATTCGTAATAGGAATAATCAAATGCGGCAACTGCAGTAAGATATTCTACATCAGTTGTTGTGATATCAAATGGAAGAGATGAAAGACTTGTCGGGTAAGCATCTACAAAATTGATTTGTTTTGTTACATTATTTGCTGAGTTCATAACAGTAAGTGTTAAGTCTCTATAATGATCTGAAGAAGTTGTTGTTGCGTGTTTTGTTTCTACATTAGATTTCATCCAATCAAAAATCTCTTTATAGTTTAAAAGATCTTCGTCAATAAGATATGATATTTCAAATGATCCGAAATTAATTTTATCACCGGCTCTACCTACATTAATTTGTTTAAAATTTAATGCAGCACCTTCAACTGATACATCAGGAAGGATCATTGTTTGAATCGTGAATTCTGCTCCAGAATAAGCTTGGCTATCTAGAGTTAAAACAAACGACGATGGATTTAAAAAGTTTGGCATAATGTTATTTATAAAGAAAAATCCCCCAATTAAGGGGGATTTCACTGTGTATATTTAGAAAATTATAGGTTAGTAACCTTACGTTTTCTGTAGTATACGTTGTTGTTATTTCCTGCAGTGACAAAAGGATTGTCAGCAATACCGTAACGAGTTTTGAATCCGATTCTTGGTTGGAAATCATTCTCACCAATTGTCTTCATCATGCTTAATGGAACATATGGGCAATAGAACATTCCAGCGTCATATGGGTTAGTACCCTTATAACCAACGTTGAAATAGTCTACACCAGCATATGGGTCAACGTAAACTTTGATGTTACCATTCAAAGTACCAGCAAGCAAGCCGCCAGTTACGTCAGAATCCATTTGCTGTGCACCTAATGCACCCATACCAGTGTCCATAACGCCAGCAGCATTTAATGCCGCAGCAACGTTGTTAGATACTAGTACCCAGTTACCCTTACCGCGACGAGTGTCAACAGCAATTTGGTTAGCTTCATGCTCAATTGCTTGAACTAGAGCTTTATAACGCTCAACTGACCATCTAGCACCACCGTTATCAGTAGTGTTAGTAGCATTGAATGTACCAGCAGCAGCACCACGAGTAGAAACTTTCGCGCCAATGTTTACAAGGCGGATAATTTCACGATTCATTTCAGCTAAAATTTCAGTTGAAAGAATGTTCGCAAGTTCTGTTTCAGCAGAAAGACCATGAATTGCTTTAAGGTCTTGCGCTAACTCAGTTGTGTACTCAGCTTTAAGAGCACGAGACTTTGCAGTCACAGTAGTCTTATCGATTGAGAACGCCATTTGAGGAATAGCAGGTGAACCTGTAGTACCTTGTGCTTCAGCAGTAGCCGTAGCATTACCTGAACCAGGCATATACTCAGCAACAGTATCAGCGTCAGTACCTACTGAACCACCTGAAGTAGGATCGTCACCAGAAAACGGATC